ATCCGGGCCGAGCTTGAGTTGCAGAGGGCCCGGAACGAGATGGAGCTCCTCGTCGCCCGTACGGAAGAGACCCGTGCGAAGACGGACCGCGGGCAGATCGCAGCCGATGCTATCGCGGCCTTCCGGTCCTATCGCAGTTCGGAGGACGCGGATGACTAGGACATATTCTCATCTGATGTCGCTTCCGGATTACAACGACCGCTTCGACTATCTGAAGATCAAGGGGACCGTCGGCGAGCCGACTTTCGGGTGGGCCCGATATTTGAATCAGGTGTTCTACAGGAGTCGGGCGTGGCGCCGAGTTCGGGATCACGTGATCGTACGGGATTCCGGTTACGATCTGGCCCATCCGGATCATCCGATACCCGGGAAGATCCTGGTGCATCACATGAACCCGATCACCGAGGAGGACCTGGATTCCCGCAATCCCGATATTCTCGACCCGGAGTTCCTGATCGCGGTGTCCCACGACACGCACAACGCCATACACTTCGGTCTCGATCGTCCGCCGATCCCGGCGTTCGTCGAGCGCCGTCCGAACGACATGATTCCCTGGAGGTGAGATGACCGTACTATCCGACGTGAAGCAGTATCTCGGCATCGACCCCGAGGATACGACCTTCGACACCGACGTGATGATGCACATCGACTCGGCTCTGGCCGTTCTCAACGATCTCGGCGCCTGCGGCCCTCTCACATGCACGCCGACCCTCGAATGGTCGGCGGTGTACTGGGATCCCAGACTGTCGATCGTCAAGAACGTCGTCTACCTCCAAACCAGACTGGTCTTCGATCCTCCGCAGTACTCATTCCATGTCGCGCCCCTCGAAAAGGTCCTGTCGGAGTACAAGTATCGGATACGAGACATAGCCGAGGAGGCGAAATGACCGTACTCAAGCAATTCGGCGTCCCCGGAATGAAATGGGGGATTCGAAAGCCCACGACTCGGGGTTCGACTCCCCCGTCCAAGAGGAAGCCGAAGGCCGAGGGATCCTCCGTCGAGACCGAGGGCGGACACAAGCGCGTTCGGGACATGACAGACGCCGAGCTCCAGAGCAAGATCCGTCGGATTCAGCTCGAACGTCAGCTCGAGTCCCTCATGCAGAAGCCCCCGCCTCCGAAGTCGAAGGGGCGCGAACTCGTCGAGAGCATCCTGTACGATACGGGGCGCGACCTCGGCAAGAAGGCGCTCACTCACATCGGGACGCAGGCTCTCGATCGTGTCATCCCCGGTTTCGCCGCTTCTCAGAAGAAGGAGAAGGGGAAGAAGAACGCGACGGTGAACGACGTCCGGAACATCGTCGAGGAGATCAAGAACGCCTCTCAAAATGGGAGCAAGCAGGAGAAGGCCAAGCCCAAGGACGAGAAGAAGGCGGCGAAGGAGCCCGAGCAGAAGAGCGCCGACTCTCCCAAGAAGGACGAGCCGTCGTCCCCGCCACCTCCACAGGACACTCCTAAGACAGGCCGGCCCGCACCCTCTGGGGAAGGCTACCCAAAAGGTGGAAGCGGCGAAAGCGATTCTACGCGTAAGCGCCGCTTCTTCGGCGGGCGAGGACGGAGCGCCGGTCGTGGTGCACGGCAGACGAAGCCCTCGGGGCCGGTCCGTGTTCCCGACGCCTCGGTGCGTTCGATCAGCCGGGAGATCGTTCTCCGGGGCTCGAATTACTGATCATGCTGTCGAACACCGCGATCCCCCATCACTACGCCGAGTTCAAGCGCGCCGTCCTATCCGGCGAGATCCCCGTATGCCGGGAGATCTCGATGGAGATGAACCGCGTCGACCATCTGGTGGAGGACCCGAGGTACTACTACGACGATGAGGCGATCGACGGGTTCGTCAGATACTGCGAGAACGAGTGCACACTCACCAACGGGGACTCCTTCACCCTTCTCCCGTCGTTCAGGGTCTGGGCCGAGCAGCTGCTCGCCTGGTTCTACTTCGAGGAGCAGAGCGTCTACGTCCCCAATGAGAACGGCGTCGGCGGGCATTACGAAACCCGCCAGGTCAAGCACCGTCTCGTCGACAAGCAGTACCTGATCGTCGGCCGGGGGGCGGCCAAGTCCATGTACTCCTCCCTGATCCAGTCGTACATGCTGAACATCGACACCACCACGACTCGTCAAGTGGTCGTTGCTCCGACGATGATCCAGGCCGAGGAGATCATGGGTCCCATCAAGACGGCGATCGCCAGGGCCCGAGGACCTCTGTTCGCATTCCTCACCGAGGGCTCGTTGCAGAACACCACGGGCAATCGGGCCAACCGCCCCATGCTCCACCCCACGAAGAAGGGTATCCAGAACTTCATCACCGATTCCCTGATCGAGGTCCGTCCCATGGCGGTCGATCGGCTCCAGGGACTCCGATCCAAGATCAACACCGTTGACGAGTGGCTCTCGGGGGACGTTCGCGAGGACGTTGTCGAAGCCCTGGAGCAGGGCGCGTCCAAGGTGCCCGGATGGATGATCATCGCGACATCCTCCGAGGGGACCGTGCGTAATGGCGTCGGCGACACGAAGAAGATGGAGCTCCTGAAGATCCTGAAGGGGGAGGTGTACGATCCCCACACCTCGATATGGCACTACCGCCTCGACGCCGTCGAAGAGGTGGGCGACCCGGACAAGTGGCTGAAGGCCAATCCGAATATCGGAAAGACCATCTCCTACGAGGCGTATCAGCGAGCCGTGGCAAGGGCGGAGGCGAACCCCTCCCTCAGGAACGATATTCTGGCGAAGATGTTCGGCATTCCGATGGAGGGGTACACGTACTACTTCACCTACGAGGAGACGCTCGCCCAGAAGAAGAAGATCGAGTTCTGGCGAATGTCGTGCGCGATGGGGGCCGATCTCTCGCAGGGGGACGACTTCTGCGCCTTCACATTCCTGTTCCCGATGAAAGGTGGAGATTTCGGCGTGAAGACGAGATGCTACATCACGTCGCACACGTTGAACGCCCTCCCCGCCGCTGCGCGCGCGAAGTACGACGAGTTCATCAACGAGGGGTCCCTTCAGGTCATGGAGCGGACCGTTCTCGACATGATCGAGGTCTACGAGGACCTTGACCGATACATCGAGCGGTCCGAGTACGACGTGTACGCCATGGGGTACGACCCCTACAACGCCAAGGACTTCGTTCAGCGCTGGGAGCAGCGCCACGGAGCCCACGGCATCGAGAAGGTGATCCAGGGGGCGAAGACGGAGTCGGTTCCGCTCGGGGAGATCAAGATCCTGGCGTCGGAACGACTTCTCATATTCGACCAGTCGCTCATGCAGTGGGCGATGGGGAATGCTATTGCCCTTACGGACACCAACGGCAACCGCAAGCTCTACAAGGCCAAGCGGGAGCAGAAGATCGACGCGGTCGCTGCTCTCATGGATGCGTACATCGCGTACAAGGTCCATCGAAACCGCTTCGAATAGAAAGGAGGGCGGTTGAGTCTCAGATCAACGCTAAGGAAGTTCGAGAGCGTCTTCGACTTCTTCTCCTCGAAGAGGCGTCGAGAGGTCGATGAGGGGACTTCGGGTAGTCGATACGGTTCGATGCTCTTCAGCCCCTTCCGAACCACCGCGAATCAGTTCACCACGAAGTTGTACAACCAGATCGCGATCGACGTCGCCTCGACGACGTTCCGGCACATCGAGCAGACCGACTCGGGGGAGTACTCCAAGGATATTCCGTCGTCTCTCGACAAGTGCTTCCGGTTCATGGCCAATGTCGATCAGACTTGGTCCGCTTTCCTTCGGGACGTCGTCTGGACGCTCTTCGAGAACGGACACGCCGCGATCGTCGCCACTGACACCACTGCGAACCCGTTCTACACCGAGGAGTTCGACGTTCTCGCACTCCGAGTGGGCACGGTGACTCAGTGGAACCCGAGAAGTGTTCGAATCTCGCTCTACAACGACCGAACGGGCCAGCGCGAGGAGATCAACATCGAGAAGGATCTCGTCGCCATCGTGAACAACCCGATGTTCATGGTGATGAACGAGGCGACCTCCGATCTTCGTCGTCTTCTCCGAAAACTGGTCCTTCTGGATGCCATCGACGAGCAGTCCGGATCGGGGAAGCTCGATCTGATCATTCAGTTGCCTTACAGCGTCTCCAGCGAACGCCAGATGCAGCGCGCCGAACGCCGGCGCAGGTCACTGGAGAGACAGATGGAGAACAGCAAGTACGGAGTCGGCTGGATCGACGACACCGAGAAGGTCACACAGCTCAACCGGGCCTCGGAGAACAATCTGATGGCCCAGGTCGAGTGGCTGACCACCCAGGTGTACTCGGCTCTCGGGATCTCCAAGGAGATCTTCGAGGGAACGGCGACTGAGCAGCAGATGCTGGTCTATCAGACCCGGACCCTCAACCCGATTCTCCGTGAGATCGCGACCACGATGTCCTACGCGTTCCTCGGGGAGAACGCTCGAGGTCGCGGACAGAGAATCGCGTGGTTCCGGGATCCGTTCGAACTCGTCCCGATGTCCTCCATGGGCGACCTCGTCCAGGCGCTCACCTCGGCCGAGGTGATGACGTCGAACGAGGCCCGTGCGAAGCTCGGCTTCATGCGGGCCAGCGACCCGCGCGCGGACGAGCTCGTCAACGCGAACATCAATGCGACGTCCCCTCCGGACGTTCCGAAACCGACGACCGAGGAGGTCTCATAATGGGAGGTAATTCCCGAACTCCCGACTGCGAGGGGTGGGCCACCCGATACGGGGTCCGGTGCTCCGACGGAGTCACCATTGGGAACGGGGCATTCGCCCATGAGGACGGGAACAAGATTCCTGTTGTCTATCAGCACAACCACACCGAATCGTCCGAGCTGCTCGGGCACGCCATTCTCAAGCACGAGAGCGGCGGAGTCCGCGCCAAGGTGTTCTTCGATGATACCCCGCAGGGGGACAATGCCCGTAAGCAGGTGAGGTCCGGCACTCTGGGCGCCATGTCCATCTACGCCAAGAACGTCCAGCGCCGGGGCAACGTGGTCAGCCACGCGGATCTCGTCGAAGTCTCGCTCGTTCTCCGTCCGGCCAACCCCGAGGCCCGCATCTACGATGTCGCGCTCGAGCACTCCGGCGAGGACGGCACCTACTACACCGACGAGGGCGAGATCGTCATCGAGAGCGGCGAGCCGCTCGTCCTCCAGCACGACGACTCGGATGAGAAGTCCGACGACAAGACCGAGGACGACTCCAAGGAGAAGACCGTCGGGGAGATCTACGACGATATGACCGAGGAGCAGAAGCGAGCCGTCGCGGCGATCGTCCTCGAAACCGTCCGAACCGCCGGCGAGGACGGCAATACCGAAACCGAGAGGAAGGACTCCGACGTGAGCCCCACCACCCATAACGTCTTCGAGCGGGGGTCTGATTCCGACCTCAAGCAGGACGACGTCGACATCGCCGGGGCCGTCGCGGCCATCGGCGCTGATATGAAGAAGGGGATGACGTTCAAGCAGTCGCTCCTTGTTCACGCGGAGAGCTACGGGATCTCTAATCCCGAGATGCTCTTCCCCGAGCCCAAGGACACCGGCGGCATCACCGAGCTCCGAAGGGATCAGACCTGGGCCAACCGGCTGGTCTCCGGGGTCACCCATCTCCCCTTCTCCCGCTTCCGGTCCCGGTACGCCGTTCTCACCGGCGACGAGATCCGGGCCCGCGGTTACATCACGGGTTCGCTCAAGTACGACACCGTGTACAAGAGCCTCAAGAGGCAGACCTCACCGACGACGGTCGTCGTCAAGACCAAGCTGGACCGTGACGATCAGCTCGACATCACGACCATCGACATCTGGGAGTGGATGAAGCGCCAGCTCACCATCGACATGAATGAGGAGCTCGCTCGAGCGTTCCTCATCGGCGATGGCCGCGACGCCGACTCCGCCGACAAGATCAACCCGGATTGCATTCGCCCGATTCTCGCCGAGGACGACCTCTACGCGCCGAAGTACGCGCTGAGCTCTGACGCCCTCGACTTCAAGACCAACCTCGATCTCCTCGTCGAGGAGATGACGTACATGCTGGACGAGTACCGGGGCAAGAGCGAGCCTCTGTTCTGGGCGCCCAAGCGGACCATCGACCGCCTCACCTGGCTTCGCGACAAGCAGGGCCGTCGGATCTACAGGACTCGTGACGAGCTCGCAAGCGCCATCGGATGCTCGGGGTTCGTCAACGTCCCCCTGCTCAAGGGAGCCAAGATCCAGCTGGAGGGCGGTCTCCGGGAAGTGTTCGGCGTCTTCTTCCTCCCGAGCGACTACCACGTCGGCACCGACAACGGCGGTCAGCTCACCTCCATGGAGGGGTTCGACATCGACCACAACCAGCGCAAGGCCCTTCAGGAGACCCGCTGCTCCGGCGCGCTCCGGGACCCGGGCACCGCGGTGATCGTCACCGGCGCCCTCGCTCCCGTGGCTGGCGCCAAGAAGGACCCGAAGAAGTCCACCGATCCTCAGCTCCCCGAGATGAACTGAGCGATCGTGAAATACTTCGGCAGAATCGCGTTCTCCTCTGTCGAAGAGACGTCCCCCGGTATCTTCGTCGAGACTCCCGTCATCCGAAGATACCGGGGGAACGTCACGACCAATGCCCATCGGTACAGCATGGGTTCGGATCCGAACGGAAAGGTGCAGTCCGGTCAGATTCTCTCTGTCGTCGGAGACGAGTACGCATTCGCGCACCCGTTCGATATTCGGTGGGCCGAGTTCGGCGGAGAGAAGTGGCTTGTCGTGTACACGGATATTCGGCGCCCCCGTTTGTACTTGACTCTTGGAGCGCGGTACAATGACGAGGGATGACCTTCATCAGGTTCTCGTTCGGATTCTCGGTTCGAACAACGTGTATTACCACCCTCCCGTGAATCTGAAGATCTCGTATCCGGCGATCGTGTACGAGAAGACGCAGTACTGGCAGGCGTACGCCGATAACCTCGGGTATGCGCGAATCCCTCAGTACCGGGTGACCGTAATATCCAGAATGCCGGATCATCCGGCGATCGAACGCATCCTGGATCTCCGAGGGAGCGATTACGTCTCGCATTTCGTGTCCGAGGGGCTCCATCACGACATCATCGACATCTTCCAGTAAGGAGAATCATGGCAGCCCTGGAATGGGACAAGATTGAGAATCGGACCGGCGAGAACGGCGCCGATCACGGCGTCATCTACCGACTCGATCAGACCGGAGCGTACAACAAGGCCGAGGTCTGGGACGGTCTCACCGCGGTGAACATGTCGCCCGAGGGCGCTGAGGCCCAGAAGATGTACGCCGACAACATCCTGTACGGCACTCTTCGCGGCGCCGAGACCTCGAAGGGCACTATCGAGGCATTCCGCTTCCCGGAGTCCTTCCGTGAGTGCGACGGCACCAAGCTCATTGACTCTGCGGTGGAGGGTCTGTACGCCACGGGGCAGCAGCGGCAGCCCTTCGGTTTCTCGTGGCGCACTCTGATCCTCGATTCCAACGGAACCGAGATCGGCTACAAGATCCACCTCACCTACGGCAACACCGCCTCGCCGTCCTCGCAGGACAACAGCACCATCAACGAGAGTCCGGAGTACAAGTCCTTCTCGTGGGAGTTCGAGTCGGTTCCCGTTCCCGTTCCGGGGTTGCGCCCCTCGGCGCGTCTCGAGCTGGACAGTCGGAAGGTTCCGGCGAAGAAGATGGAGGCGGCGCTCGACGTCCTCTACGGGCGGAAGACTGATCCCGCCAAGCTCCCCACGCCGGCGGAGCTCGTGGCCCTCATGAAGGCCGCGAATTAGGAGACCGGGAATGCTCGAGCTGCACCTTCCGGAAGTCGACGGATGGGATGAGGCTGCTGAGGAGTTCGTCAGACTGCCGGCGTTGACGGTGCGGCTCGAGCATTCCCTCCTCTCCCTCTCAAAATGGGAGGGGCGCAACAAGGTTCCGTTCTTCGGTCCGAAGGAGCGGTCGACCGAGGAGATGCTCGACTACGTCTCGTGCATGGCGGATCCCGACATTCCGATGACCGTGCTCATGCGCTTCCGGGAAGATGACTTCCTAAAGGTCAACAACTACATACAGGACAAGATGACCGCGACGACGATCACGGATCACACCGGAACATCTTCGAAGCGGCAGATCGTCACCTCGGAACTCATCTACGCCTGGCTGACCCTCCTCGAGATCCCCTACGGGGACGTGGAGCATTGGCATCTGAATCGGTTACTGACTCTCATTCGAACCGTTCAGGTGCTCAAGGATCCGAAGAAGAACCGGAAACCGACTCCGTCGGCACTGGCGGAGCGCGACA